AGTCACATTTGCAGTTTGACCAGTTATACTAATAAAGTTATTAGAATTAGCTATAACGTTTCCTACAAAAGTAGTTATACTATTACCAGTTAAAGAAAGAACTTGATCAGCTCTAATAGCTATCGTATTAGCTGTTACATTAGCCTGGGATCCAGTAATTGGAATGATATTATTTAATACTAATGTAACATTTCCTAAACCTGTGTTTAATTCAAAACCTGTTATGTCAACTCTATTAGCAGTTCCTGTTGCAACATTTCCTACAGATACATCTAAAGCTATTTCAGCACCAGTTTGAATTGTAATAGATCCACCAGCTGCTATAGAGATTAATCCTAAATTTGCAGTTAAATCTTGTCCAGTAATATTTACTATAGCTTCATTAAGTACAACTACATTACTTAAAGATACGTTTGCTAATTGACCACTAATTGAAATATTAGCATTGGCAATTGTAACTACATTACCTACATTTGCTGTAAGTTGAGTTAAAGTTGAAATTGCAAAAACATTTCCAGTTCCTGTAAGGACTGCACCATGACCTATGTTCCAGGCGCCACTTGACCACTCATCAGCGTTCCAGTAACCACCAAAATCAACTTGAGTTTCTAAAGATTGTCCGGTAACATTTGCAAGAGCATCAGGAGATGTATTCCAAGCTCCTACGTTATAACCTAACCTGCTCCAACCATCTTGCGCTGTTGGCATAGGAGTTTACCTCTCTATGCTATACGAATTAATCCGTTAGTAGCATCAGCGTTTGGAAACTGTAGCTCGAATGTTCCGTTTGTAGATGTTTTAACACCACCAAAATCTAAAACTGCAATTGCAGCATTACTTAAACTATTATTATAAATTAAAGCAGCTTGTGCAGAAATAGTTGCATTAGCAAATGTAACATTATCAGCATCAAATATTGCTGTAGTTCCATCAACAGTAATTGCAACATTAGTTAATGTAGCTCCACCAGTTGTGTAATTAGTTCCGCTTGATGAAATTTCATTACTTGTAGTGTATGCAGTAGTATTTTGATCTAAAGTAGCAAGGTTTGAATATAAAGCACACTTTAATGTACTTGCAACTAAATTTGCTCCTGGCTTCATTAAGTCTTCCTTAAATGTAACCGTGATAGCTTGTGTAATCGGCATTTTTTATTGTCCTCCAGTTAAAGTGTTTTCTCCAAGTGGGCTACCAGGAAATTTAAAGTCCGTTCTTCTTCTTCTACGAGCTTCATTATTAATAGCAGTCACACTCTCAACATATTTTTTGTTGTAGATATTATAATCTTCCATGTTCTTTGTAAAGATATTTGCTTCAGCTAGACAACCATATAAAAGAGCATCTGGAGTATTAGTAGTATAGTAATTAGTAGTATTCGTATTAGATAATGGATTAATTCTTCCTTGATATCCTAATTGAATAGAATAAGCTTGATCAGGAGTAGGAGCTAAATATAAGGTATTATCATCAAAATTAGCAAAATATTTAGGTTGAGCTGTTATACTTACATTAGGCCAATATTCTTGTATAAACTCTAATGGTTTAATTTCTAAAAAAGAAACATTACCACTTACTGTTATATTAACATAATTAATAAGCATAGGTTCTATTGCTGATGGTAAAGTTACAAATCTATCTCCAGCATAAACTGAAGAAGTCATATTTTGATTAAATCCTACTGGATCAATATCTCTTGAAAGTCTAAACTCTGTATTATCAATAAAAGTGTCTAATTGATTTGCAAAATCTGTTCCATTATTTTCAGCCCAAAGTTGTATATCACTCTTTAGACTTGTATAAGTCATTGTCATTTTTTTTATCTCCTGGTGCTACGCCAAATTTAGACCATACATATCCTTTAAATGCGTAAGTTCCCCAATGAGTAAGAGGACTTAATAAATCAGCATGTATTTTACCACCGATTTTTTGCCACATTCTACAAAAAGCATAGTCTTCACTTAAATATCTATTACTTTTTTCATCAATAATACAGTCAAAAAATGCATATGTATTTTTAGAGGTAAATCTCTCAGTATTTATAATTTGATCACTTGTATATTTAAGATTAGGATAAGCTTTCATCATTTTATAAAAAACTTCTTTTTTAATACACATAAAACCTGTTGCTGCGTCTAATACTTCTACAAATCCATTTTTCATTTGTATATTTTTAGGATCTGCAAAATTTAAATTATATCCTAAAGATTTTTGCTCCATATTTTCAAAATCTCCTTTTTTAGCTAATTCTACAACATGGTTCCAATCTACAGATTTTCTAGCATATATACCACAAGCTATATCGTGTCCTGAATCTAATAATCTCCATATATTTTTACCTTCAAATCCTATATCTGCATCTATAAACATTAAATGAGTAAATCGATCATGTGGATCAGATTCACATAAATCTAAAAATTGAGCAACTAAAGTATTTCTAGCTCGTGTAACTAAACTTTCATTTCCCATAGTATTTAATACCATGTGAAAATCATTTTTAGCAGCTACTGATTGAGTTTGAAGAATTCCATGAAGATAACCTTCATTTAACATTCCGCCATAACAAGGAGTTGCAACTACAACTCCATATTTTTTCTTTTTTAATTCATCACTCATGAAGTGACTACTGTAACACTTCCTAGAGATAATGATAACAAATTTGTTGTGGCTTCTGCAACTCCTACTGCTAATACAGCTCCTGATGTATTAGGGTATATAGTCTGTATTTGATCTGGAACACCACCTATGAGTGAATTTGGGACATTTAAACGTGCATTTTCTAAGGCTGTAGCATCAGTAAAATAAATTAAATCAAGTTGTGGGTGTTTTGGTTCATATTCAGAATCATGTACAAATAGACCATTCCATTCAAATAACATCTCATTATGAGGAAATTCTAATCCACTTCTATCTGATATAGTTCTTCCATACTTACCACTTGAAAATTTACTATAAGGTGCTCTATGTGGTTTTTGTCCTCGTTCTCTATTAGAATTTGCACCAGCCATTATATTGCTCTCCCATATCCTGGAACTATTCGTGTTGTAGGTGTAGAGTCAGCAGCTTGTGCTCTTGAAAATGCTTCTTCGTAATCTAATTTTAATTCAGCTCTCATGTTACCATCTATGCCTGGTCTTTTTTTACTTAAAAAATAAGCTAGACCTGAACACATTGCTTCTATCCAACGAGAAGGCACATCTACGTTTTGATCAACTCCATTTACAGTATTTGCTGTTATATCTTCTATTCTTCTTATTCTCCAATATCTCATTACATCTGTAGAATTAATAGGAGTTGGATACAAAAATAAAACTGGTGTAGATAATCTTTGTAAAAAGAATTGAGTAGGTAAAGATTGAGTTGATTTAACACCAATAGCTTCATAATCACCTAAAGCTAAACGTGTCATATAATAATCAGTATTAGTTCCACCTTCATTTCTTCTAATACTTGCTTCTACAATATCAATTGTATCAGCAGGAAGTGTATATTGATTAGTTCCTTGTACTAACGATAAAGTTTCTAATTCTACAGTCCATTGATTGTAACCACGATTGGCCCAATCTGTGAACATTATATTTAAACTTCTTCTTGCGGAACGAACATCATAACCTAATATTGGATCACCTCCAATACGATCATATGCTTCCTGAATTACTTCAGTTACATTTAAACTAAAATTTGCTGTACCTGATAGTGCCATAAAGACCTACGCAAAGAATACAGTTAATGCGGCAACGTTAGCTAAATTAGCTTGAAGTTTAGTTCCAAATTTTATACCTTCATCTGGTAAACTAATAGATATAGGACCCGATGCAACACTTGCTGCTGTAGTAATACTAAATACAGTTACATTATTATCAGCAAATGTAACAGTTCCAGCATTAGCAGTTGGAGTTGCAATAAATCCTTTTAATCTAGTAGGTCCGCCAAATAAATCAACATTTGATCCTGTAGTGCTTGTGCTATTTGCTTTTACATCTGAACCTGACATTTTTCCTCCTTATAATAGATTATATTTTTTTAAGTCTTGTAATAATAGACTAACTCTGTCTTCATTAACAGCTGGTTTTCTTCTAATAGATGACAATATATCGCTAGTATATTGATTTGATAAATCTAAAGATCCAACATTTAAATTCTTATCTAATCTACTATCAAAAGCAAAATCTTTTCCAGAACCGCCTCCACTACCACTAGATACAGGTTTAGAATCTGAAAATTTATTAATAACTTTTTCTATATCAGCTAATTTTTTATCAAGAGTTTGTTCTTGTTTTTGACCTGTTATATAATCAGAACCTGTTTTTATATCAGTAGGTTTTGCAGCTCTATAATCTTCTTGTTGTCCTAAAATTTGTTGTTCTTCTGAAGGTTTATATTCTTCTTTAGCTTTTTGAAATTCTTCAAGTTGTTTAGTTTTATTATCTTTAAATAAATCACTTATACTAGAAGAAGCTCTATCTTTTGCCTCTGTAACTTTAGAAGCTATATCTGTATTAGATAAATTGGCAAACGTATTGGATAAAGTGCTACCGATATTTCCTATATCATTAAAATAGTTTAAAAATCCGTATTCGTTTTCCATAGTCTTTTAATGAGGGCCCGAAGGCCCTCTAATTAATTATGCTAAGTTTCTATCTTGTAAATAGTAAACAGTAACAACGGCAGAACCAGTTGTACCATCACCACTTGCAGCTTGAAATACAGCAGTAAGTCTTGTATCTGAAGTTCCAACATCGTAAAATGCTGAAGAAATAATAGCAGCATTTACAGCTGTTACTCTTCCAGTAACTTTTGCATTAGATGAAGCAATGTAAGCTGTAGCATTTGAAGCATTACCAACAGAAACGTTTGCTGCACCAGTATCGTTAGATACTACTGTAATATCAGCAAATACTTCTACTATTTGTGAGTTAGCTGGTATTACTGCAACTGTAGTATTAGCAGTCGCTCCAGTAAGAGCAACAACTTTACTTTGACTCATTAATACAAAACCTGTATTTTGTATATTTTCGCCAACTGTTGTACCCGTAGTGTCTTTAATCGTTCCCGCTTTAATCGGTCCCGAAAATGTAGTTGTACCCATATGTCTATACCTCCAGTATAGTCTGCTTGCGCAGTCGTTTGAGTTAAATACTAGGCGTATTGCTACGCCTAGTATAGATTAGTTATTAAGCAGCTCCTTCTGAACCGTAGATAGCTCTCCAGTCTGTGAAACCGAAAGAGTATCTTTCTCTAACTTTGTATCTTAAATTACCAGTTTCAAAATCGCCTTCAACAGCTTTTTTGATTGGTGATCTTACAAAGTGTTTCATTCCATCTGGGCAATCAGTCATAACGAAGTATGCATCAGGATCAGTTAATCGCTGGTTAACAGCAACTCCGCCTGGAATCATACCCATATTCTTCATTGCATTGATGTCATTATCAGCAGTCGCAGGTCTTAAATTAGATTTAAGAATACGCTCAGCAACGAACACCAATTGAGGTGGAACGATTAGTTTTTGTCCAGTCAATGCTATTGGAATACTTCTATCATCAACCGCAGTTGAGATTTGAATCAATAAACTTTCAAGAGAAGTTTCTGATAAATCTGCAGCTGTCGATAATTTGTTAGAAGCTGTTCCTCCACCGCCTAGTGGGTGATCTGTAGCAAGTAAAGTCTTGCCATCGCCACCTACTGAAGAAGTAGTTGCATTGTTAAGGATGTTTGCACCTTTGATTTCTTTAGTATGTTGCATTGATCTTGCTAGTGCACGAGCATACTTAGCACCTAAAGATCCGTACAGACCATCTTCTTCAGCTTCCTCAGTTATTGAGAACGCCAAAGCAATAGTTTCATGTACATATCTCGCAGTGTAACCCTCTTTTCCACTATCGTAAGATATTGCAGCACCTTCAGCTTTAGTTGGTGCAGCTCCGAAGCCGATCATTTGTACATCTTCTTCAAAAGCTTTCATTGATTGCTCAATAGAGTAAATATCTCTCCATTGTTCTGGGTATCTATCATACTCCATAGCAAACACGGTATTTAAACCAAGATTAAGCTGCTTGGTAAACAGCGCCCTATTTAGTGCCATATGTTAATCTCCTTTGATTAAATACCGCTAGAACGTGTGCCGTATAAGTGATTATTAATAACCACTTCTAATTTAGCATCCGCTCCAACTTCATTATCTGGCGCATC